TTGTCACTTTAGATTTATGAGTGGACTTTCTTGTCACTTTAGATTTACGAGGGGACTTTATTTTTCGCATAAAAAATCCTAGTTCTTTAGCTGAGTCATAATTATAAAAAGGAATAGGATCACTTCTTATTTCATCTATTGCTTTCCAATTAATAAATCCAATTTTACAAAAATCAGCAAATTGTCCATTTAACTTATAAATAGTAGATGATATAATATCTCTAATTTCTTCTTTAAATTTTAAAGAACGAAATGGATATTTTTTTGAAACATAAAATTTGTCGTTCCTTGTTTTCTTGTAAAGATCTTCTATTTCTACATCGTATATATCTTTATATATTTGTTTATCTTTATCAAGTAAATTTATTTGTTTTTCATCTTTATAAATATACCATATCCCCCATAAACTTCCTATTATACTAAATCTTCTTTCTTCGAAACTATATTTTGCTATAGAAAAAATATCTTCGACAGATGGATAAGATTTAGATGATATAGGATGAGTATGATAAAAGTCTCTATTTTTTCCTTCTTTAATTATACATAAATTTCGAGAAGCATCTCCAATTTTACCCTTGTGCTCTGTTTCTTTTATTAAAAAAGGTACTCTATCTATATTCTTTTCGAAATTTCCGCACCATTCTCTTTGACTATTTCTATCTATTTTAATTTCTAAATCTACTTTTTCTTTTAAAAAATTTATAAATTTACGAGATAAATAAAATAGAATATTATTATTTTCTCTTGCCATGTATGTTTTTATTATATTATTAAATAATATAATAATTATGTATTATTTTATCTATTATCTTATCTATTATCTTATCAATCGTTTAGAATATTTAAGGTTTACGTACTACAGTTCGGCGACTTGTTGGCTTTGCAGATGAAACCGGAACAGGTGCCGGTGCTGGAGCTGGAGCTGGATGTTCATCTTTTTCTTCATCATCTCCATTCAATGACCCAGAATCATCGTCACTTTCGTGACTATTGTGATTTTGAGACGATGATGATGATGAAGATAAGGAAGATGAAGAAAAGCTTAGAAGCGAAGGAGCAGGAGCGTTATCAGAATCCATAACTACATTACTAGATGAGCTCATGCTTTGAAGAAAACGACGAGGTGCTGAATCTAGAAGCTGTACCTGAGCTTCATAGACTTTAATTTGAAGACTGATGCGAGAACCAATAAAAATACTCTCGAATTTGATAGCAGCAGTTACATAACAACGTTTATCCATGATAGACATGGGATCTACATCGTTACCTCGCTGATCACAAAAAGGAGTTGAAATAGTACCAGTCTTTTTATTTTGCATAACTTTTGCGTACAAAGTTGGGCCAGTGCCGTCTACGATCTTTCCCTTCTCACGTTTGTAGTAGAGAGGGTTCAATTTCTTTAGTTCAGCTGGTTCTAGATCATATCGTTCAATATCATCTTTGTGGTCAAGAATATATTGTTTAACATGTTCTACAACACGGTTAAATGTGTCAACCCATTGTCGTTGTTCTTCAGTAGGATCATCACGGCTAAACAAACACAAAGGAATGCTGTAACCGTCAATTTTGCCTGTTTTTTGATCACGATTTGGAGACAAACCGTAAGAATAAACACGCAAAGTTGGAATGATAAGATCGCCGAGAGAACCATCTAGGTTCTTTGTTCCAATAGCGACACGCTTGAACTTGACAGTAGTATCATTTGGCAATGAACCGTCAAGAGGTTTGCGAAAACGCATATTGTTTACATCATAGCCAAAAGCCGAAGTTAATTGAGTGTTATCGAATGACATTTTGTCAGTAAGTTGATTTGTTTTATTAGTCTGTTTTCTTTTTAGATATTAATTTTAAAATCAATTTTATTTTTTATTTGCCCTTTGGAGACGTTAATCTATTTTTATTCGATAAAGATTGAGACGTATATTTTAGATTCCCTCTACTTGTCTCAATTATATCATATATTTTCTTGTTTACTTTGCCATTTATTTTTTCATAAATTTCATATGTTCCTTTAGCAGGCTCGTTATTTATTTTTCTTATCGTTTTTACTTCTTTATAAACATAAGACATTTATTATATTTTATAAAATATAATAAAATTATTAAAATTCGTATTTTTATTTACGAAAGTCGTACTTCTTTATCTTTAAAATTTTTAAGTAGAATATATAAAATAGAAACAAAATGTTCACTTGTTAGTACATCCATTACACGATAAAATGTTACTTTATTATTTTGACGATCTGAAATATGCCATGCATGACATTCTTTAACAATTTGATAGGCTTCTTTTGAAACTACTACATATTTCTTTCCAACAAAACGAGAAATATAAGCATTGTGAATTTCTTTAGCAATCATATTAATATAAAACTCGTAATTTAAAAATTGAGTTTTATACTCTGGATAAATTTCAAACAAAGTATTTGTTAATGATGCATTTGATCGCAGTTGAAGATATCGAAGAGTCAGATTTGGTTCATTCGCCCTAACTTGGGAATATAATTGGTATTTTGTGTTTAAGATTTTAAATTGGTTTCCTTGTGAATCAAATACGATTAAACCTTGTGATAAAAATGGATCTACTTCACTTACATATTTAAACACACTATCCCAACTAAAAAATGGCAACTCTCGTTGTGAAGGAAATTTTTCTGTTGCACTATCTACTTCGCTTGTATATGTTCCATTTTCACCTAGTCCAATATTTCCAACATAGTAAAAGTTAGGGCTTTGAGTATCTTCTGGGGACTTGCATACAATTCGATTATCTCGAGTATTTCGAATAAGAAAAAAATAAACTTTTTCTTTGTTTAATTGAGATGTAAAATTTTCAATCACATCATCTTGAATTCCCAAAAAAGTAGAAATGCTATTCTTGAAAATATCTCCAAAACTCAAGTTAGACCCCCAACGACTTTTAAAAGCATCTAATTTACGATGAGTAGAAATATGCCATTTATAATGGTAAAATACACGAATAAGAGTTCCTTCTTCTGACTTGTAAAATTTATAATTTTCAATAGGCAGACTAGATAGAGTAGAGATGTCACTTTCATTATATTCAGGAGTAAAGCCTAAAGATTTAAATAATTGGACTTCTCCGTTAAAAACAAGACCTCGAGATTTTTTAACTAGGTCGTCGCTTTGATTATTACAAAATTTATATGAATAAATTTGAAGAACTCCGTCATCGTCGGTTTTCTCCATAAAATTACTAATTTGAATAATAGAAGAAGGAAAAGAAGTAGAATTGTTTAAAATTTCAGAAGCCATAATTTTATTTTATAATACAAATTATCTTTTAAATATTCTATTCTAATTTTCTAATTTTCTAATTTTCTAATTTTTCATAATTATTTATACTTTTATTTTTATGATTTTTGTAGTTTTCGTAAATAGAATAAATTAATAATATTATAAGGTTTTTTATTTTTATTTAATTAAATAAATAAATAAAAATGGATTCACGTGTTATATTTTTATTTGATCCAAATCAAACTCCATTCGGACAATTGTCTCCTAACTATCAAGACTCTCAACCAATCAAATATAAATCAGAAGAAGCCTCTTCTGTTATTTCTTATGCATATGGAGGTCTTGTTCCAATATCGGAAAAAGGTCCAAAAGATTATATTTTAAAACAAGCAAAAATGCAAGAAGTTGTCGATTATACAAACTCGTTGTTGACTAAACATTTAAACAGAATATTTTTAGATTCAATTAAAAAAGCTTACAATGAAAAATTAAATGATCCTAGATTCGTAAAATATCTAATTCAATATGGCACAAAATCTATTCTTAAATATAAAAAGGATGAAGATTTAGTATTAGGAGTGAATGAAGACGGAAAAGGAGATAATTTAGTAGGAAAAATGTTATCAGAACTTCGTGATAACAAAATTAAAAACTTATATGACGTATTTCTTTTAAACACGATAAAAAAAGAAAACGAATTAAAATACAAAATACATGCAGTATATTCAATGTTAGAAAGAAAATTTGTAGTTAATACAAACTTTTTAATAAATAATAATAAATTAAGTGGTGTGGATGGTCTTTCTTTTTATAGTGGAAAATCTCTAGATGAATTAGTAAATTTACTAGGAATTCCTCCTCTAAACGATAAACTAAAAAATACAGTTTTAAATGAAGGAATGGAAATTGCTTATTATATGCCCGATAAAATAGTAAATATTATAAGAGTATTAAACTATAAAAAATACAATGAACGAATTTTAAATAATGACAAGATACTTGTTAGAAGAAATTATTTACTTTCTTTATCTGGAAAAAATATTTCTGATATCAATTCATTTGTGTCATCTCTATCACAAGATGAATTAAGAGAATTAGATGATAGATTATACTTTTATGCATCAATGGGGAAACTAGATAAAATAACTACTTCTAAATTGAATTTTATAACAGAAGAAAGTATTTCTGAAGAAAAAAGAATGTTAGAGAAAGAATATGAAAGAAGAATGGAAATTTTATCAGAGAACCGTCAATTAGAACAGAAACTAATTAAAATGAATGAAAAAAGAGATAAAACAAAATATATGAAATTTATTGATTATATACTATTGAAACTTTACGACCCAAAATATATAGATATTTTACTAAGGGCTTTTAATAGTATAATTTTTTCAAATATGATTGATATTGACTCTAAAAACGAACTCGATGAGATGTTAAACAAAGATTATCATAAAAATTTTGAGTTTGAAGAAAACGAAGAGGGAGAATATATATTAAAAAAGAAACACGAATATTCGTATTTTAATAATGCAAAAGATATAGAAGATTATATAAAATCTCAAGAATTTTTTACCAATATTATGGCTTTATCTTATCCTTTTATAAAAGATTTGTTATCTATTCAAGATGCCGAAGATAGAGAGTATTCGTTTTATGATTCAGAGCCAATTTCACCAGAATTTAAAGAATTATTTAGTGTTGAAAACTTTTTGTTTCCAAGTGTTTTACATTATGCTTATTATAATATGAATAAAGAAATAGCAAAAGAAATTATAGATTATAATAATATCGAAAAAAGTGCTATTACATATTCTCATGATCTACTATTATTAAATGATAGAGGAAGCTCTAGTGACTTAGATAATTATAAAAGTATAAGTGTTTTGAAAAAGGAATTTGATGATCATCTTAGATCTTATAAAAGTATTATTCTAAAGAGACGAGCTAAGATTGCTTTAGAAATGAAATTTGATAATTTATTTATGAAAAAGCTTTTAGTTTCTACTGAAAATAAAAAACTTTTATACAATAATCCTAAAGATAATATATTAGGTTGTGTATATAAAGATGATAGAGTGAAAGGCGATAATTTTATAGGAGAGGAAATGGAGAAGATGAGAAGCGAATTTAGACAACAAATAGGAGAAGTTACAATAGAAAAAATAGACGAAGTTTATTACTTTTATTATTATGTAAACGGTGCTCTAAAATTAGAACCTTCTGGAATGTTTGGAGAGAAAACTACTAAAATGGTTTTTGATGATAATTTCGATTATATGATGGGAAGAGTAAAAGAATTTATTTATATTTTACACTTGTATAATAGTTTTTTTATAAAATCTAAAAACATTGATTTACCAGAAGTTAGATTTATAATTAACAATTTATATTCTAGATGTTATAAAACATTAGAAGATCTATCGGTAAAAGTACCACCAGTTCCAAAAGACTTTTTTGATTATGTAAAAGATTATTCCAACTTGTATCAAAAATACTTTATATCAAAAGAAGCTGTAATACAACTATGGAAATCAGTGGCTTTATTTGATATGTTATACCGTTCTGATATGGATAATGAACGCATAAATAATACAATGTTAAATGTTATAAAGAATGAATTAATTGAAGAATCAAAGAATTATGATTTAGATTTTTTGGATAATAGAAATTTGAGTGTAATATTACATTCATTTGTTAACGTTTTTGAAAAAATGAAACGTCATAATGATAAACTAAAAATGGATAGAAATTCTTTATCTTTTATTTATTATTTAATATCTTCTAGAAATGAAAAAGAATATATTGGAAAATATAAAGAAGATAAAAATTTAGAAAGTAAACTTTTAGGAAAAATAAAAGATTTCTTATACAAAAATAAAATTCAATCGATTAGAGATGATGATGTTGGTTATTTACTATTTTTAATGACTAAATTATCAAAGAGTGATAATGATTTATCTAGAGCTCTGTTCTTTGCTGACATATCTAGATTTGATACATCAACATCTCCAAAGAAAGAAGACGAAGAATATATAGATATCGGTTTAGATAAAAAGAAACAAAAAGAACCTAAAGACATCTTTGACGACTTTAACGAGTTTGAAGAAGAAGATGAAAAAGATATACTAAACAAAAAGATAAGAGCTAGATACGGCTACCAAGATGAAGAGGAAGATGAAAACAAAGAGGAAGGAGAGGACGATGAAGGAGATGAAGATGGTTACGATGTTGATAATTTTGAAGACGAAGACGCAGATGAATATGGAGATGATATGTAATTCTAAAATACAATTTATTAATTTATTAATTTATAACAATTAATAAATGTCAATAATAAATATAAATTTATTAAATTTAACTAATAAAGTTTATCAAGTGTTACAATTAGATTCTTATGATGATGAAACAAAAAACGCTTTGATAGATAGAATAGCATATAAACTTGGAACAATTAGTGAGTATTTATCATTCGACAGAGTAATAGAAGACGAAAAAGATGAAAACGAGGAAAAAGAAAACGAAGTATATGTATATAGTCTTATTAACGATTTAAAAAGATATATTTACGATCCTGAAACATTAGAGGAATTTCTAAAAGATGTATCTGAAAAATATAAAAAAGTTGAGATGGAATATATACTAAATTTTTTATATTATTATAATCCTAAATTCAAAGATTTCGATGAAGAAGATATTTATAATTTAAACATAACAATTTATCCATCAATAGAAATTATAAATAAATTAGGAATTAGTAAAACAGTTTTTAATTTAGAAGATTTTTTGAAAAATAAAAAAACTAAAGTTATTAAAGATTTTAATGAAAAAATTTCATCTCTTGAAAAGAAAGTTAAAAAATATATTTCATCATACAAACTTTATAATAATTTAGAACCAATGGAAGTTGATATTAAAACAAATAAAAATCAATCTATTATAAAGATAAAAACCGATATATCAACTTCTGATTTTACTTTAAATAGTCTATTTTCTAATATTATATGTAATGATAATGTTCCATTTAGCGCATTTGGAGGAATATATAAAATATATCAAGGTTTTGAAAATATTGATTTATTAAATATAAACGAATCTTCTAATTTTTTATATCAATCAAATGAATTAATAACAATGAAAATAAAAATAAACGAGTCTGATTTTGTAAACTGTTACATTAATTTTCAAGATAAAAATTTATACTTTGGTTTACAAATTGATTATTCTATTGTAAAAACAGAATCTTCAATTGAATCTCTTAAAGAAAAAATGTTAAAAGCAATTCCAAATATTAAAATAAATATTTTAAAAGAAGATGAAGTTTCTATTATTCAAACTTGTATCATATCCAATAAAACATTTTATCATTATGTAATGAGTGATATTATAATGAATAACCCAATTTTTTCAGAATTTCTTGCAGTAGAAGAAAGTGCCAAATCAAGCAAAACAAAATCAGGTCTTTTTGTAAACTTTTTTATAAAAGATATAAATGGAAAATGTAATATCAGTGTTATCGATGATTTATCTAAATACCCAGTAGTAAAATCAATAAGACTTAGAATAAAAGCAATTGATTTAGATATTGCTAACCGTTTCGTTATAATGTTTAGAAAACTTTTAACTTTATATGAAAAAGAAGAAGATGATATTATAGAATTTTATAGAAAATATATAAAAGATTTTCCAGAAATAAAACTTGAAAAAGAAAAAAAGAAAAAGTTAACTTTGGCAGATCAAGTTCCAGATTTGTTTTTAAAAACAGAAGGAGGATATGCAAGAAGATGTCAAAATCCTCCTATTATTATCGACGAGAAAGATTCTATAAATTACGAAAAAGACAGAGTTATGAGATATCCAATAAAGGGAGAAGGCGTACCTCATTTTTATGCATGTAATGACGACGAGTATAAATATGTAGGTCTAAGAGAAAATACAATGAAAAATAAAGACGTTTATAAATATATACCATGCTGTTACAAAGAATCTCAATTATATAAAAAGAACTTTAGAAGATATTATTACAATCAAGAAGTCGATGAAAAAAGTGCTCAACAAAACATACTTAAAACTAATAAATTCGCACAAGCTGGAGAATTTGCATTAGTACCAAAAAATATAAAAGATCTTTTCGACTCTCTAGATTTATATGATGATAATAAATACAAATATGTAAGAATGGGTGTAAGCGATACTCGTTTATCTTTTTTAGAATGTGTTCTTGAATCAATTGATTATAAAGTTGATGAAAAACTAACATTTAGAAATCTCAAAAAAGATCTTAAATTAAAATATTTAGAAATTGAACATTCTAGACTTATAAATTATCATAATATTGCAGTGGCGTCTCAAGAAAATCCAGGATTATCTGAAATAGAAATGAGATCAAAATTATCTGATAAAGATTCTTATATCAATCCTAGACATTGGACAAAATTATTAGAAACAGTATATCATTGTAAAATAGTACTTTTTTATAGAAACAAAAAAGACAATGACGCAATGATAAGCATACCAAATCACGAATTGATATACTTACAAGAAAAACCTTTAAACAAAAAACTGGTATTACTATACGAACACTATGGAAGCGAAATAGTTGTAAGTTATCCAAGATGCGAAATTATAATGGTTAGTGATAATAATGAAAATATAAAATTAAAACAAGGTTTAATTTATAATTTTATAGATGAAAATTTTATTAAAATTTATAGTTTCTACTCGAAACAAATAAAACAATATTATTATAATCTTTTTGAAGATAAACTTGAAAACGTAAAAGACTTTGATAATTATTCACTTTATCATTTACAACCTACAAGCCAAGTTATAGATAACTACGGAAAGTGCAGAGGAATTGTTTGTAGTGACATATTATTATTATGCGATCCAATGCCACCTCTAGACATCCCTTCTTATGATGGAAACTTTTATAAAGATTTTGAACTTAAAAAATCTTTAGATTTTATCAAAAAACATAATTTTAAAATAATTAAAAAAGGACAATCAGAATTAAACATTCAATATCCATACAATAATATGAATTTTATTATTAAAATTTTTAACGGAGATTTATTATCAGATAAAGAGAAATGTGTTAGTTATCCATGTGTAAATAATTTTATAAAAGATGTAAATAATCTATACAGATTATCATTCATTCTAACTGAATATTTTATTTATTATTATTCAATATATTTAAAAGAAAACGAAGAAAAAGCAACTTTAGAAACTATAAAAGATTTTGTTGATAAAAAAATATTAGTTGACAAAAATAAAGATGATTATAAATTACCAAATACTCCAAAACTTTCAATAGAAATACTATTAAAAAATAACTTTATTAATCAAGACTTTTTATTTATTATAGACCATCAAGAAACTTTAAAAAGACTTGTTTATATATTAAGAACTAGATTAATAAATAGTTATAACTCTGTCGTGAATTATCATTTAAATTCAGAAATCTACAACTTTTATAAAGACATAAATTATTACAAATCTTCTAATACAAATATAGTAGTTCAAAATTTATCCTATCTTCAAAAAATAGATAATATAGTATATAATGAAATAACACCATCAAAAACTCAATACTTTTTTTCAAATAAAAAACTAAACAAAGGAAACCCTATTTATCTAAAAGAATGTGAAGATAAATCAGATTCTTTTATCGATTCTAGCAGATGGATCAAAAATAAAGATTTTAATACAGATGCATTTCCTCTTTATAATACAGAACTTTTCTTGTATAAATCAAAAAATAATATAAAAGTAAAGAAAAATATAACAAGAAAAGATGAAGATGTTTCAAAAGCCTTAAAATTTAGAGTAAAAGGAAAATATCATTATATGGCTATTGCTGAATTAAAAAAATAAATATAAAATAAAACAATGAATAAAAAATTTTACGATTGTTTTTATGGATGTAAATTAGATCCTAATTTAATTTGGAATTGTAAAATGTTTGAACTAAAAAAAGACGCAGATGAATATAATGAATATAATGAATATATAAAAAAAGAGACGACACGCTTTTAACAAAAACTGTAAAAGTTCCTTGTATATATAACGATAAAAATTATTTATCATTTCTAAAAGAAATAATGAGAAATAATCGTGACGTTTCAACTGAAAATAAAAATATTCAAAATATTGAAAAATAAAAATGATATATATTTAAATATAATAATTATATTCAAATATTATGAAGTTTTTATTCATAGGAGATCCTCATATTAAACAAGATAACAGCGATGAAGTTGATATCTTGATAAAAGAAATAGAAAGAGTATATAACGAAGAAAAACCAGACTATATTGTCGTAGGAGGTGATGTTATGCATTATCACGAAAGATTATATACACAATCTCTAAACAAGTCACTAGAATTCTTTGAAAAAGTAAGAAGTCTAGCATATACTTATGTCTTAGTAGGAAATCACGACTATATTAATAATTCTGAATTTTTAACAGAAAATCATTGGATGAATTCTTTAAAAAATTGGGATAATATTAAAATTGTAGATAAAGTTGTAAACGAGTCATTTTATATGTTATGTCCATATGTATATCCTGGCCGTTTCGTAGAAGCCCTCGAAACAGAATGCAAAGAATGGACTTCTAAAAAAGTAATTTTCGCTCATCAAGAATTTAAAGGCTGTAAAATGGGAGCTATAGTATCAACAACAGGAGATGAATGGAAAGAAGATTACCCATTTGTAATATCAGGACATATACACGATAATCAAAAAATTGGGAACAATATTTTATACCCAGGAACGCCTCTTCAGCATGCTTTTGGAGATAGTGATAAAAGAGTTCTATGTTTAATTGAATACAACGAATGCAACAATAATGTAGATATAAAAGAGATTGAACTTAATGTTCCGAGAAAAAAAATAATCAAAACAAACTTGACTGATATTAAAAAAGTCGACATTAAAAATATTGATGAAAACACAAAAATAAAACTAGATGTATCAACAGAAGAATTTAAATTATTCAAAGAGACATCAGATTATAAAGAACTTTTAAAGAAAGGAGTGAAGATTCAAATACAAAAAAAGAGAGGAAATGTAATTGAAAATGAAAATAAAGATAATAAAGACAATAAAGAAAATAACGATTTTATTGGAACATTAAAAGAGTTAATAAAAGACGAAGAAGAACTTGTTAAAAAATTATTCAAAGAAATTATTGTATAAAATTTATTATTTATTATTTATTATTTATTATTTATTATAATTATAATATATTATAATTATAAAATATAAATGAAGAACGCTACGCCTATAGAGCAACTCATGAACCTTGATGATATACTTCCTGAAGGCAAGTGATGACAATGCAAAGTATGGACGGCTACCCTAAAATGCCACATGTAAATAATAGCTATATGGAACAAATGGACCAAGAAGGATCAGAACGGGAATTATCTCAACATAAAATGGCATCTAAGATAAGGAAAGATACAAAAAGCGTATCTTCTCAATACAAAGGTCCGAGTGGAATGGGATACGAATATTCTCCTCGACAATATATGTACAATATGAATAATAATAATCCTAATAATTCTTATAATATGAATTATAACCCCAATTCCAATTTTAATTCAAATCCAAATTTTCAAAATCAAATGAATCAAATGTATCAAATGAATGACTATAATCAAGTAGAAGCAAATAATTATAGACTAGGTCCAAAAGCTTATAAAAATTATCAAAACAGAGCATCGAATGATTATCAAATGATAACAGAAAACTATGAAAATACATTGTCAGATGCAAGTTCAAACGATAACGATATAAGTATCCATTTACAAAAGAAAAGTAGAGGTCTAAATTGTATAGAAATAGCTGAACATATAAGATATTGTCCAATATGCTCTAAATTTTATGAAAACGATAAGACAATGTATGTAATTGTTATTATTATATTACTAATAACATGTATTATATTGTTAAAGAAAGTTATTGAAAATTATGGAAATGGAAAATAATATGTTTAATAAAGATTTATAAAATGTATGAAATAATAGTTTTATCAGGCGGAGGTGTAAAGGGTCTTTCTACTCTTGGTGCTCTTCAATATCTTTTTGATAATAAAAAAATAAATCACGATGATATAAAATATTATATAGGAACTAGCGTTGGATCAATAATATCATTATTATTAATAATAGGTTATATGCCAATTGAAATTGTAGTATATCTTTGTACTAATAATATTTTAGAAAATTTTAAAGTAAATAAAATATCAGATATATTCGATGGAAATGGACTTTATAATTTTGATAATGTAAAAAATGTTTGTGAAAAAATGATACTAAATAAACTTGATTTTATACCGACACTAAAACAATTAAAAGAATTATCTAGAAAAGAACTTACTATTTGTACATACAATCTTACAAAACATAAAAGAGAATACATTAATTATTCAAATTACCCCGAACTATCATGTTTAGATGCAATAAGAATGTCAAGCAATATACCATTTATTTTTAATGATTTTGTATATAATAATAACGAATATATAGACGGCGGAATAATCGACAATTTTCCTCTTACCATACTAAAAGAACATAGATTTTTACATAAAAAAGCAATAGGAATTAATTTGCATTACTCAAAATTAAATGTAAATAATGATGATAATTATATTATAAAACAAATAGATAAATTTTACAATATAATTATGGCTTCTTCCAGAGAAAATAAAGAAATTCCAGATAATTTACATATTGATATCATTAAAATATACAAAATAGAAGATATCCAAATTCATACATTCAATATTACTCAAACTAAAAAATTAGAACTATTCTCTATAGGCTATAATTATGCAAAACATTATTATGATTTTAAAGATTATGAAGATACTTTAACTTTAAGAGATTTTTAATTTATATTTTTATTATAAAATATAAATGAAGCCATTTGTTCTTTATAAAAGTAAAACACAAGGAAAAAAATGGGATGTGTATGTTCCACTAGTTAACTCAAATCGTCTAAAAAAAGTTTCTTATGGAGCAGCGGGAATGAGTGATTACACTAAACACAAAGACAAAGAAAGAAGAGAGAGATATCGAAATAGACACAAAAAAGATCAAATTTATAATCCATATAAACCAGGATTCTGGAGCTGGTGGCATTTATGGGGAAAATCTTCTGATTCTAAAAAAGCATTTGCACAAGCTGTTTCTATGGCAAAAAAAATACTTAAACAACTTTAAATAATATTTAAAGTTCTTTATTTAAAGTAAAATATGTCTAAAAAACCTGTTAATATTGAAGTTATTAAAATTCCTACCGAAAGACCTCTTTCTAGACCTAAAAATTTTCCTAAAATGCCTCTTTTATATCTTGAATTATTAGAAAATAAATCTAAAATTAATCCTCTTTTAGTAAATCAAGAGTATATTCCAAAAATAAACTATGATTCTGGAAATACAAAAGAAGATTATTCTAAAGATAAAGAACCAAAAGACGTAAAAGATTATAAAGATTATAAAGACGAAAAACGATCTCCTGAATTATCATCACCTGAATTATCTAAACTTTCAGAAGATTCTAAAGAAGACGATATACGTGAAAGATATAAGAGAAGCGAAAGAGATGAAAGAGAGAATAGAAACGATAGACGCGATAAAGATGATAAAGATGATAAAGACTATGAAAATAAAAGACATAGAAGAGATAGAAGAGAAAGAGATTTGTCAGATTTATCAGATGAAGATAGAGATTCAAAAGAAAAATATAAAAGAAAAGATGAATCTTCAAAAGAATCAAAAGATTCATCAAAATCGTCAAAACCCTCTAAGTCATCCTCTCCTGATCTTTCTGTTTCCGAGTCAGAAAGAAATAAAAATGACGATGACGATTTATCAAATAGAATGAAACAATTATTACAAGATAAAGATGACGATAGAGAAGAAAGATATGAAAGACATGAAAAAAGAAAAGAAAAAGAACGAGATAGAGAAGAAAGATATGAAAGACATGAAAAAAGAAAAGAAAAGGAACGAGATAGAGAAGACAGAGACGAAAGAGACGAAAGAGACGAAAGAGACGAAAGAGACGATAGACGCGATAGAAAAGAAAGATATGAAAGAGAAGATAAGAGAGACAGAGATTCAAAAGAAAAATATGATAGACAAGAGAGTTCGCAAGATAATATTATACTTCCTCCAAGATTGTCTGATATAGCAGGTGGTAATATGCTTCCCAAGAAAGTAATAGAAGAATATAATGTTAAAGAAGATGAAGATGATCTAAAACGACAATTGTTATTTAAATTTCAACTTTTAAAAAGATCTTATAAAGAAAACGCAAGCATACTTAATATTCCAGAATTTTCAATGCATAGTGATTATAAAGTAATGCAAAATACATATGATACTGCATTAAAACAAGTTAATGTTGATAATAATATAGAGACATATAAAAGTTATTTGGTGACTGGATTTTATATTATGGAATATATACTAGGTTATTGGTTAAAATTTGACATGCAAGATTTTACAAAACAACAAATACTACAAATGAATAAATATGATCATCTTTTGATAGAATTAGGAGAGAAGAATTATGTACCAGAAGGAAGCAAATGGCCTGTTGAAATTCGGTTGATGATTACTATCGTTATAAATGCAGCTATATTTATTATAACTAAAATGGTATTGAAAAAAGTAGGTTCAGGATTATTTGGTTTTATGGATAATATGTCAAATTCAAATAATTCAAATAATTCAAATAATTCAAATGAAAGTTCGCCACCAGAACCCCCTCGTAGAAAAATGAGAGGACCGGATATAAATTTATAAAACTAAAAATGATTTATATTTTATAATTAAAAGTCATAAAATATAATTATATAATCTATAATAACTATGAATATTCAAATTTGTAGTGATTTACATCTTGATCAAATTAAAAATTTTAATAATTTTAATAATGTTAAATTTAAGGATTTAATCATTCCTAAAGGAGATATCTTAATTATAGCAGGTGATTTGTGCCACGCATCCACTCTTAATAATTACATTAATTTTTTCTCGTTTTTAAGTGACAGTTTTCAATATATTATTTATGTTCCAGGAAATCATGAATATTACAATAATGAATCAAACTCTTTAGAAGAAATAGATGAAATGATTATTCTATTTCTAAAACAATTTGAAAACTTTATATTTTTAAACAACAAATCAGTTTTAATCGAAAACTATTTATTCACTGGAAGTTGCTTATGGTGTGAACCAGATGTAGACCCTCCGCCTTGGTTTAAAATTAATATGAAAAAAGAAGATATCAAAAACTATTATAATAAAAGTGTAGAATATTTAAATAATGTATCTTCGTTTAAACCTAAAAACCATATTATTATTACACACTATCCTCCATTGTATATTGACAATCTAGAAAAAAAATACGAAAAAGGAGATAAATATGAAAAATATTATAAAAATAAAGATTTAAATCTTTTAAGTAATCCTAAATACTGGATTTATGGACATAACCACAAAAATAACATTAAAAACATGAATAATACATATTATTTATCAAATCAACGTAAAGATAAATCTTATAATAATTCTTATACAATTTTAGTTTAACTAAAATTGAAAATATTATATTAAAAATATATTTTTAATATAATTAATAAAATATCACAGATGTCGTATAATAGGGATGAATTAAATAAAATGAAGGTTGATGATCTGAAGCAAATAGCTTCTTCTATGAAAATTCCTTACTCCAAACTAAAAAAACAAGAATTAATAGAAAAGATATTAGAATCAAAATCATCAAAATCTCAAAAAAAATCTCGTTCGCCGTCCCCATCTCCATCAAGAAGTACTTCTAGATCTAGATCTCGTTCTAGATCACAATCACCTTCTAGATCGGTTTTATCTGAATCTGTATTAAAAAGTAAAACTGCATCTGAATTAAGAAAAATTATAATTGATGATAAAGAACATTATAATTGCTGTGCAACAAAAATAGGAGGAGATAAAGCAGGCAAACAATTAATGATAAACATCATTTTAGATAAAATTAAATGCCCAAAAGAATTTAGATGTGACCGTTCGCCTTCGCCTAAAAGATCACCTTCTCCAAAACGTTCGACTAAAAGATCACCTTCGCCAAAACGTTCACCTAAGAAATCATTTACAAAAAGCGATCTCGAAAAAATGACCCAAAAACAACTAGTAGAAATTGTAAAATCAATGGGATTAGATGACTTATGCAAAGTAAGTGTTACAAAGCCCGTTTTAATTGATTATATTTTAAATGAAGATTGTAATGTAGAACATAGAAAGAAAGGAAAAGAGGGAGTAAAAAGACCTAAAAAAGTAGTAAGAGAAGAACCATCTGAACCATCTGAACCATCTGAACCATCTGAGCCATCTGAACCCTCTAAACCTTATGAATCTTCTGAAGAAGAGAAAGAACATACAAAAAGCGATCTTGAAAAACTTTCAAGAGAACAATTAGTAGATCTTGTAAAATCAATGGGATTAGGTGATATATGTAAAGTAACTGTAACAAAAGGAGAATTAATAAAATATGTTCTAAATAAAGATTGTGATAAACCTTATAGAAAAAAAGGAAAAGAAGATATAGTATTAAAGAAAAAGGCTCCTTCTCCCAAACCCTCTCCAGCCCCTTCGCCCAAACCATCTCCAACCCCTTCACCTAAGCCATCTCCTAAGAAAGAGGTAAATGAAAGAAAAAAACTAGAAAGTTTAACAGTTAAAGAATTAAAAGAAATTCTTAAAAATAAAGGTTTAGACAAAAATTGTAAACTAGAAGTTCCAAAATCAGTACTCATTGATTATATTATTAATAATGATTGTGATCCAAAATACAAAAAGAAAGCTCAAAAAGTAGATGTAGATGATACTCCTTATCAAAAATTATCAAAATTAAGTGACAATGAAATAAAAAGTCTAATAAGAACTCTTGGATTAGATTCAATTTGCGATATGAATGTCCCAAGAGAATTACTAATTAAATATATAATGGAAAAAGGTTGTCCAAACAATCCTAAACCTAAAGATCGTCCTGAATCTCCTTCTGTAAGTCAATTAAAAGAACGTTTACAAAAAATGGGTGTACTTAGAGACTTGCCACAAAACAAGGAAGATTTAGTAGATCTTTTAGATTCTGAAAATTGCGATGCTCTAAGTGAAAAATATTGCTCTCAAAAAGATCGTGTCTGTCATTACGAAAACAGAAAATGTATGAAAGATAAAGGTTTAGATCATTTATCAAGATATGAAGTAAATGGAAAAGTAGTCGTAGGCGAAGAAGATGTAATAAATACTTTAAAGAAATTCAAAGTTCCTCCTAAAAAAGTCGAAGAAGAATCAAAAGACGAAAAAGACGAAGTCGAAGAAGAGCCAGTAGAAATACAAGACGAAGAAGATAGCGATGTATCAAGCATAGATGAAGATGAACAAGAAGACGCAGAAAGTGTAGATAGAAAGAAACTAGCAGAAATGAGCAGAGCGTTAAGAGAATGTCTTGGATTCTCGCAAAAAAAACTATAAATAATTTTAATATTTTATTTGGATAAAATATTATTAAAGTTTACTTATAAAATTAAAAAGATCTTGATAATTTAATTTTTCGCCTATAGACAAGCATTCTTCATCTGTATATTTCTTAAATATCATCATATACTCATATGAAATTTCTTCTATTTTATCATCAATATTTATATCATATCTTTCATTAGAATCATATAAAATGTCATCTACAGAGTCAAAATCTTCTAAATATTCAATTTCTTTTTGCTTCTTTTCTTTTTTATCTTCATCCATTTTATATAATATATCTTATCTATTATAAATAATTGTCTATCCTTTTAGAACTATTTTTATAAATCATCTCACAAAAAAAATCAAAATTTTTATTTACATCTTTTCCACTTTTAAAAGGTAAATTGTACTTTTTAACTGTTTTTATTAAATTTTTAAAAAGATTCATATTATGTTCATAATAAGCTTCATACCACTTTTGATATCTATTATAATCATCGCATTCATTATAACTTGTATAAATAGTATAACTCATTTTCTATATTTATATATTTCTATATTAACATTTTTATTCTTTATCTTTATTTATTTTTTCATCATTAACATTATTTGAATCACTTTCATCACTTTCAAGTTGTTTTAATTCCTTTAACTCGTTAACTAATTCTTTATCTAAATCACTGTCAATCTCGCTACTCTCTCTATTTTCATTATCATCGTCTTCCTCTATTATTACTGAACTTCTTTGAGGTTTTCTACCAGAATTCATAATGTCTAAAACAATGGTAGTAGGTTGTATTAATAAATCTGTTAAATCAAAATCGTTAGTAGATTTATTATTCTGACCATTCTGAATATTTTGACCATTCTGGATATTCTGGATATTCAATTCAGGAGATTGAGATAGACCAGATCGTTGACTTTCAACACTTGGAGGAGGGCTCTGTGGAAAATTTTGAGGGCTTTGAGGGCTTTGAGGATATGATTGTCTTGCTTGCATAGACTGTGATCTTATAAAGTTAATATGATTTTGTACAGTAGAAGTTAATTCATCTATTTTTGTATTTATAAATAATTTTTGTTGAGCAGTCATTGCCTCAAATACGTTTAATTTTTGATTCATTATTTGTTGCTGGGTCTGAATAGTTTGATCAAGAGTGTTTATTTTTTTATCAATCATAGAATCGATATTATCAAGTTTTCGTTCAGTATCTCTTAATTTTTTATAAAGATAATAAATAACTATTCCTAATACTACAAATACTCCTATTATAATATAGTATTTGTAATTATTATACACATAAGACCCATTTTTATCAGATTTGACGGGCGAAGAGATATCTGTATTTGATTGAGGTATTTGTAAAATAGGAGATTTTATTTTTTTAGGAGATATCATATTTAAGATTTACATTAATAAATTTCTTTAAACATTAAAAAAAATATCATCGTATTTTTTATTTTTAGAAAGATTTCTAATTTTTCCGTCAAAATGTTGTATAAGATTATAAAGTTCTTTTTTAGACGATATATAATGAGTATAATTATTAAATTCCTTTAATTCACTCTCATAGTTTTTTATACTATCAGGATTTGTAACATCTGTGTTTACATCATTAAACATATTATGCTTAATCGCATTATTTAAGGATGAAATCTTATCATAAAATTCTTTACATACTACTTTTTCTTCATCTGTGTAATCCTTTGTATTCTCTAAATATTCATAAACATCATCATCTAAAGACCCATAAAATGCACTTTTTAGAGACAATAAAAAGTTTTTAACGGGCTGATAGTATTCAGTATTTGTAAATACTGAAAAATCAATTACAACTTCATCGCTAAATTTTAATTTTGTCTGATCCCATGATTTTATATTAAAATTTTTATAAATATAATTTCCCAAAATTCTTATAAAAACGTCATATTCTCCTCTTATATCAATCGTAAATGTTTTATTCGCAATCTTATTATAAACTTCTAAAAATTTTGTAAATTCTTTTATCATTTTCTCTTGATATTTTTGTTTTAACTCAATTGTAGACATTTTTAATGTTATTTATATCTTTATATTTTTAATTTTTAATAATATAAAGAATATAAAGAATATAAAGAATATAAAGAATATAAAGAAATAAATATATTATATATACATACCCATAAAATGAAGGTTAAAAAACTATCTAGTGATGCATATCTTCCTTCTCGAGGAACACCTTATTCAGCTGGTCTAGATTTATCATCTCCAATTGACACAATTATTCACCCTGGACAACGTCAACTAATTAAATTAGATATTAGTATTGAATTGGAAAATCATACATATGCCCATATTCTTCCTCGAAGCGGTCTTGCCTTAAAACATGGAATACATATCGGTGCAGGAATTATTGATAGCGACTATAGAGGAAATGTTGGAGTTTTGTTATTTAATTTATCAGATGTTCCTTTTAATGTATCAAAAGGAGATCGAATTGCTCAAATGATCGTGAAAAAATACGAACATGTTGATGTAGTAGAAGTAGAAACGTTAGAAGATTCGCAAAGAGGCGTAGGAGGATTTGGAAGCACTGGAGTATAATATATTTTATATTTTATAATTTATAAAATATAAAATATCAAATATCAAATATCAGGAGAAAAAATATAAGGCTTCGTCAATATTTTGCCTGTATATTCATAGAATATATCTTTATATTCTTCGTTCTCAAATAATTCTAGAACTAACAATCCCGCGTTGTTATTCGCAATTAGGTTCTTAAATATCTCTTTTTTGTAATTTCTAGATAAAGTAGAAATAGAAAAATGTTTTTTAATCATAGAAATAGCCTTCTCATCTGTATTCTTAGATAATTGTATATATTTAATACTATGTTTGTATCTTTCAATAATATTGAAAATATCAATAGCAAAAGAATTCCTACATAAAGCAGACCACGACTTTTTATTGATATTCAATTCAGGATTGATTTCTTGAAGAAATAACATTGCGTCACTTGAATGATTATTACACAATGCTGATACAATTACTTTATCAACTCGCTCTCTTAACATGTCAATTGCCTCTTTACAAGGATTCTCGCAAAACTCTTTCCAACAAATCTTATCAATATTCTTTTTCAATAAAGGAATCATAATAGGCATTTTTGACAATCGTTTCCAATGTTTTTTTCTTAACTTAAAAATATAATTATATTCTCCAATTACAATACTACGACCGTCGTCATCATATCCAATATTTTCTCCCCATACACACGGTTTATTATCGATGATATATTGAACCCATTCTGGTTTTATATGTTTATTTTTAAGAAAACCATTCCAGTCAATTTGATCATAATTTGAAGTTCTAAAAATAAAATCATAAGCATCAGGTGAGTATTTAATGATCAAATTCATAGTAGCAATTTGATCAGGATTTTTATAAAGATGAATTATTTCGCCTACTCTATAATCATCAATGTTATATCTTAACATATCATTCCAAGATATCTTATTTGGATTTTTAAGAAAAAAATCAATTGCTACTGGATTTCTTGATAAAGATTTATATATGTAATCAAATCTCTCTTTTTCATCTAATTCTTCAAACATCTCTATAATATATGGATGGGGATTTAAAGAAAGACTCAACCATGAATCTTTATAATCTTCAAGACACACGGCAATATTATGTTTATTTACCAAAAACGACCATTCTTTTATTTCATTATCGTAAAAAAGTTTTACAGATACAAATGGCTGTAATTTACGATCAATATAAATCTCTTTGTATTTTCTTTCGAATTCTTTCTCTATAAAAGAATTATCAGGAATATCGATGGAGACATATTCACCCGAAAGAGACTTTGCTGAAATAATCATGATTTGGCATATAAAATATATCAAATATATATAAAAATATCAATTTTATAAAAATAAATCAAAATATAGGGGTAAAATTAAAATTCAGTGTTTCAAAAAGATCTTTAACAATTTCATCATGAAAACTTTTTCTATCTAAAGTTTTTAACATATTAAAATCTTCCTTTTTACAGGGATATTTATGTCTTCTTAACAACTGAAATAATATATATTGAGTATTGATAAAGCTCTTTCTGTCAATTTTGCCTGTAAATTTATATTTTTTGTCATATAAATTTGATATTTTATCAAAGTCTTCCATTAGTTTATTTTCAAGATAAGATATATCATCTACTGATTTTCCTGTCATCTTATGATAGATAAGAACCACATCTTCATAATGTTTTGAATGGCCAGTTTCTTTTAAAAACAAGAGAATATGATCTTTAGTTATATTTTGAAAACGAACTTTTTTAGGCATTGTATTATCTCCTACTAATAAACCATGGCGGTCAAATTCATCTTCTAATTGAGCATATACACAATCGTCTATAGAAGCATTTTGTTTTCCTTGATATTGATTCATACAATCTTTAAAATGTATTCTTCGTTCATATGTATATTTACTAGACATGTTAATTCTAGAGATATCTTTATAACTTATAGATTTGTAAGATTTTTCTTCTTGTTTTCCACAGTTCTCACATATTTCTATATTTTGATCAAATTGAATAACAAAAGTTTGGTTTCCGCATGAACATACTTTTTTTTCTTTCTTTTTAACTTTTGTAACTAAATCTTCCAATTCTTTACATTCAATATTATATTTTTTGAGTATATCTAAAAATATTTTTGATACATTACTATCTTTCGAAGATTGTTGAGGTTTTCCCATAAAAGATATTTTTTTAGGAGTCAATGATTTATTAGATTCTATCATTTCAGAAAAATCTATTGTATAAAAATGGATATTTTTTATATCTTCTTGTATTTTATTTTTAAGTTCATTTAATCCATTTATTTTTTCTTTAATATCGCGTTGCACATGAATAGATAAAGTTTTTTCATCACTTTCTATGATAGAATTTAAATCATTTATTTGACAATCTATATCTTTTATATCATCTAGTTTTTTTAACCACATATCTCTTATTTTTTTATCAATATTAAAAATATCTATTTCCATCTTGTCATTTTAATTTAATATCCTTTTAACTTGATAATTTTTTTATAAAAAAAATAAATTTAGACGATAAATTTTTATATAAATTTAAAAAAAAAATCTCGTCTATAATAAAAATGTCTATATGCACATCCAACTTAACATCCGGTTTTATCGATCTTGCCACTTATGACGAACAAGAGAAATACTTGTACGGTGGCCCTGATGCTGTTGCCTATTTCGTTCGCGAAATCCGCAAGGCCACTTGGTTCACTCAAGTCCCAGTTTGCCTAAGCTCTCGCTCAGGTCAACCAGGATTTGGTCAACAATGGTCTGTATCAATTTCACGTGCCGGTGATTACCTATTATACACTTGGCTACGTCTAACCCTAAACGCTGTAACTGCTGCTACCGCCAACGCCACCGTCGGCGGTGCTGCTAGTTGCAACGGTGCCAACCCATCAGGCGCCCAAGATGGCAACCATGTTCTACGTTGGTCTCGCAACTTTATGCACAACGTTATTCAAGAGTGTGCTATTACCTTTAACGATTTAGTCGCTGCTCGCTTTGACAGCTACCATCTCGATTTCTGGAGCGCTTTCACTGTCCCAGCTGGAAAGCGCAACGGTTACAACAATATGATTGGTAACGTTGATGCTCTAGTTAACCCAGTCGCCATTGCCTTCCCATCATTAAACCAATGCTTAGGAGGACCAAACAACGACATCAACGGTGCTACTGGTGCTGTCAATGTTAACGCTCAAGGTCAACAAGTTCTACCTTCAGCCACTCTAAACCTCCCACTACCATTCTTCTTCTCACGTGATTCTGGTCTAGCTCTACCAACTGCTGCTTTACCATACAACGAAATGAGAATCAACTTTGCCTTCCGCAACTTATCTGATTTACTCATCGTTGACACTTACACCGCCCTCCCTGATCAAGATCCTCAATCAGGCGATTGTGGTTTCTGGTCATCACGCCCAGCTGTTCAATCAGATCTTGCCAGCAGCATGGATTCAGTCATGGGTCCAGTCAATGTATGGGCTAACTATGCCATTGTATCAAACGATGAGCGTAAGAAGATGGCTTGCGCCCCTCGTGATATCCTCATCGAACAAGTCCAAACCGCCCCAGTACAAAACTACAACCCAACTACCTCAACCCCAATCGACATTCGTTTTTCACATGCCATCAAGGCTCTATTCTGGGCTGCTCGCAACATCACCAACCCAGCCGCCTGGTCCAACTACACTACCAGCCAACAATTACCACTTGGCCCAGTCGATTGCGTATCAGTTGATAACGCTATGTTTGGCGTCGTTGACTTTAACTCTGGTGCTGATCCAATTGCATCAACCTCTCTCATCTACGAGAACACTCAACGTCTATACCAAATGGGCTCTGATTACTTCTCTCTAGTCAACCCATGGTACCATGCCCCAGTTATCCCACTAGAGACTGGATATCACCTCTATTCATATTCTCTAGATTTCTTCGCAATTGATCCAATGGGATCGACCAATTACGGCAAATTAACCAACGTGTCAATTGTCCCTCAAGGATCGGCTGATGCTGTCAGTTCTTTACAACCCCAAGCTGTCGCTTCAGGTGGTGTATTTGCCGGCAACCAATCCTACAAACTACCAGTCGCCCCTCTACAGGGCACTGTCACCCCCGGTTACGGCGCTAAATATTGCTTCGTAACTACCGCTGTAAATAATAATATTATCAGAATAAGCGGAGGTAAACCCAAAATTGTGCCTCCAACAGTGAGCTGCTATCTACGATGTAATATCTCGTGGATAGAAAAACAGTGTAAGATATTACCACATATATGTGTATATAACTCGCTAGTCGACAAAAAGTCGGCAAAACTATCAAATTGCTGGAAACCCCTTAGAGCTTTTGGTACGACTCCTTTTTGGAAACAAAAAGTGAGAACTTCGCGTAATGGCGTTGTCATCGTAATAATCCAAAAGATTGGGCAATCAGCAGCCAAGTCCTTAACTTATCAAAAAATAAGAAAGGAAAAGGTTCAACGACTAAACGGTAGTTGGGATTTATTTAAATCCTTAAGATATAGTCTACTCCAACGCGAAAACGTTGGTACTATTGGCACTTGGATTTCCAGTTTTATAAAGCATTTATATGCTTCAAAAACCATTTTACAAAAATTACAAAAATTACAAAAAACAAATACAAAATATATATTGCTTTCAAAAACAATATATAATTACTTGAACAGAGTTCATCCAAACATATCCTTCTGTTTATTTAATAATAAAAGATTTACAGGAATTTCTTCATTTTTTAAAAAATTAAAGTAACTCAACTTCAATTTACTATCATAAATCATAACATGCAAATTATAATCTTTAGATTTTCTATAAGATTCCTTAAAATAACAACACAATTTTTAATATTATATTTATGATTATCAGATACAAATTTTATTTTATCTATAGAAGACATTCTTTTGAATTTACATTTCTCGTTGAGTAAATAAAGAGTTGGAACTTTAAGTATAAATATTTCATTTTCATATTTTTCATCACACAATAAGCTAATAATTATTCTTTTATATTCTGCTTCATTTTCTGAATCCATATTCTTTATTTTTTACTTTGAAGAATAAAGAATTAAAATCATTTTTATTACTGTTATTTGAGAAGAAGTTTTAGTTTCATATTTTCAAGTTTCAAATCCATATTTTCTTTTTGTAGAATCTTAATTGTCATTTTTAAATCATTATCTTTTAGAAAATCGTCTATTTCACAAATAAAATCATCAAGATTTTTAGGAGGCTTATAAACTTCTTTTTGGTTAAAAAAGTCAATATTATAATGTTTCAAAAAATCATGTAACATTTTCTCTATATTTTTTCCTGATACTCTAAATAACTTAATCATTCTCCACTGAGGATATAAAGACTCACTTGACATATGTTTTTTATTTCTCTTAATAAGATTAGAATCAGTAAAACCAATCTTTACCAATCCATTACCAATATAAGCACAATAAATTACAGCGTCATTAGTATACTCAGAAATCTTTACTTCATTTTCCATTTTTTCAGCTTCAATATCAATTTCCGTAAGAGTTGAAAAGCTTTTAACAGGTCTATCTAACTTTACACTTCCAGTAGATAAAAGTTTATGAATCCATCCTGTAACATTTACAGCAAATTTAGGAGAAATCCATTGAGCAATATGTATTGCCACACGAGGATGAACCCATGTTGACTGATCAGCATCATTATATTGATTAATTTCAATTAAACTTACGTTTGTATGGGGGGTGGCGGGAATTCCCGCCACCCCTAACTCTTCTTCATTATGGTTTAAAATGTCAATTTTTAATTCGTACGACAATTCTCGAAGAAATTCTTGTGTTTTATCTAATCTAAACCAGTCGTTGTATTTCTTTTGTCCTGCTTTACATAATTGAGTAGCATTAATATAACCATCTGATTCTCTTGTAAAAACTTCAACACCTCCTAATGTAATTTTATCTTTTTCTTCTTCGATTTTATCAAAATCTAATAAAGCCTTAACAAGTTCTTCTTTCTTTAAATTATTATATGAAGTTAATCCTTTGTTTTTAGCCATAAATTTGAGAGAATAAAGTGACATCTCGTCATATTCTTTTTCATCTTTTTCTTCTGTTGAAATACTCTTTAATTCTTCTTCTCTTTTTTTGATATTAAAAATTAATTCATCTCTATTTTGTTGGTAAATAGGACACCCGATGTCTTTAGAAATTTCTCTCAATTGAAAAATGTTCAAAGAATTATAATCAAATTCCTTAGATTCTTCTTTTTCATCTAGGGAATCTTTTTTATTCCAAAAATTTTTACTTCTGCGTTCTACCATCTTCATAGCTCTTTCGTATAAAGATTTAATAGCATTAGAATTAGCTGTCCCAATTGTTAATCCGTATTTCCTTACTTCTTCTCCTAGTTTTCTTCCTGATAAATTTTCCCAAGAACTATAAACTTCTTTTTCAATTGGAGTATTTACTAAAGTAACAAACTCTTCCCATCCATCAAGAGGTTCTACTGTTCTAGGTCTATAAGGATCTTTATCTTTCTCTTCTGGATTTTCAATAGCGTATTTTAATGTATAAACCCAATCATCTACTATTGCTGATGACGCGTTGCTTCCCCCTCCTCTTGAACATTTTCCTTTGAATAATTTAGAACAAGCTTGTTTCCCTAAACACTCTTGTGCTTCTATTAAAAGATCATAGGTAACACCTACATTATCGCATTCCTTCTTAAAAGATTGAGGATTTGATAAAAGTTTTGGCATTCTAGTTTTTATTATTTCTATATTTTTGCACACGATTTACGTAAATCTTACATTCGTGTATTCGTGTTTATATATTTAACAATGCGCATAATTCTTTTTTATATTCTTTATTATAATGAATATTATCTATATTTCTTAATTGAATATATTTTTCTAAAGCTAAATTCTTTTTTGAAGATAAAAAATTAGAATCACATTCAGTATCAGTTAATTTATCTTCTATTCCTTTTTGTATATTATTATGTACTTCTTCAACGACTTCTTTAATAGGCTCTGATATTTTTGAAGTAAAAGTACGCGCGTCGATATCTTCGCATAATTCATTCTTTTCATTTACATGTTTGAAACGTCCTCTTGAAGGATCTGTACAACAAATAATCATTTTTCCGTCATGAGTCTTTGCGATATGTTCTACACAAAATTGAGCTAGTCCTTTCTGCCCCCTCCAAAAATATTTCTCCATATCTGTATCTTTAGCGACAGAAATAATACGATCATAGTCCGTTTGTTCGTCGTATGTTTTATAATCAGATAAAATGTTTTTTATTGTTTGATTTCCTTTTATATTAGTCGTATTAGTTGTGTTAATTTTTGGCTGTTTAGCAATCTCGGCAATTGTATTATTTGCTTTTTCCAACATTTCTTTTAATTCTTTTATTTGTTTTTCTTTTTCAATAATTTGAGCATCTCTTTCTAAAAGTTTTAATTTACAATCTTCATACTGTCTCATAATATCTTCTGTATACCTATCTTTTTGTTTTTTACAAAGTAATAAATGTTCATTTATACGCTGTTTACTAAAAGATTTATCACAATAATCACATTTAAGATTGTTTAATACTAAACCTTGTTTTTGAAGACAATATTTAGCTGTTTTTTGATGAGTATTTAAATTTGTTTTTGTAGAAAATTCTTTAGAGCAAAATTCACATTTATATTCTTGTTTTTCATTTGACATTAATTAAACGTATTTTATTATATAAAATTATATTTTTATAACTATTTAACATATTTGTTAAATATTTAACAAATATGTTAAATAGATAGAGATTTTTCATTTTTGAAACTGTTATCGTGATTAACAATTTTTTAAAATTTTAGAAAAATATTTTTACAAAATTTCAAATGTGTGTGTGTGGATTTTTTTTAGACGCCTACTTTTTAAAAAATTTTTTACATTTTTACATTTTACATTTTACATTTTTTAGAATTTTATAAAAATTCTAAAATATAGTTTTGTACAAATTTTATTTTCTTTTAGACGAAACTTTAGATTTTCTTACTGACTTTCTTTTGGATACAACTTTAGATTTTCTTTTTACTACCGACGACTTTCTTTTGGATACAACTTTAGATTTTCTTTTTACTACCGACGACTTTCTTTTGGATGAAACTTTAGATTTTCTTTTTACTACCGACGACTTTCTTTTAGATACAACTTTAGATTTTTTTGATAATTCTGAATGTTTGTTGAATTGTCTTTTTTCTAAAGGAGAAATATTATCTTTTTTTAATAATTCTTTTATATGTCTTTTCCATTTGCATACACCGTTTTTGTCTGGAAGAGAAATATACATATTACCATCGTTTCCTAGTTTGATTTGATTACAATAATTATTTGCAGGAATAGGAGGGCTTGGTCTTCTTTTGTATTTATTTGATACTTCGGACATTATTTTATTAATATTTAATAAATTTTATTATAATAAAATAATGTCTAGTGGAAAACATCTTATATGCGATATTAAAAACATTAAAAATCATAAACTATTAAATAGTTTAGAAGGGCTAAAAAGTCTATTTGATCATATTTGTGTTAAATATCAATATACGATTTTGAATAAAGCTGAACATGTTTTTAGCCCACAAGGAATAACTATTATATACATGTTATCAGAATCACATATTTCTATTCATACTTTTCCTGAAAAAAATTATTGCGCGATGGATATATATACGTGTAGAGAGTATGAGACAAATGAGGTATATGATGATATTAAAAAGTACCTTGAAAAGGTATTTGATGCTGATAATAGTGAATTTATTATTGTAGAGAGGCAGTATATGTCTAAAGAATATTCTTAGGAGGTTTTATTATTATATCGATAAAATGATATAATAATTATATTATTTAGTTATAAAATTTATAAATTCTGATAACATGCTTTCATTATGGTCAGTATTTTCATATATAATAAAATCTTTGTACATCATTGCCCAATAATTTACTTCCCATGTAAGTTTTGGAATATGTTGATAAACAAGATTCATTTGTTTTTCATAAAGATAATCAAACATATTAATATCACCTATTAACAAAGAACCACAGAAATACCATGCAATATGGTCAAAAAAAGAATTTTTAAAGAGTTCATAAGTTTTGTTTATATTCCATTCATAAGCACCAGGTGAAAAAACGCATCCAATTGGTAAGTTTATGTTTGAAATCGATCTTAATAAATATTTAGCTTTATCTTTATTTTTAAACAAATAAAATATTCCAAAATCGATCCAGCACAAATGAGTTTCTTTTTTATCTAAATTTTTTGAATAAGAAGAGTATTGGGATAGATGATATAATTTTGATAATTGTATATAGTAATAATCTACTGTATCTTTGTCTTTATTTCGAATTGGAGGCAATTGAAAATCTTCTGTATCTATATTTATTTCTAAAATATCTTTTTTTAGAGTTTCGAATGATTTATAAATAATTTCTAGATTCTTATATTTATTTAGTAATTCATCTCCTCTTGTTTTATAAATAACATCTAGATATAATACAATATCTATTCCTGTTGAAACAATATGTTCAAACATTTCAAAATAATAATCTGTCGATTTAAATTGTTTATCTCTAGGAGAGTAAAAAGCAGTTACATATTTCAACTTTGCTTTTTTTTTTAAAACAATATTTGTCCATAAACAGAAAGGTATTGTCACAATATCTAAATTGTCGTATTTTATAATAGAATCAATTAGACATCTTGTAGCTTCGTATTCATCGAATACTATATAACTGTTTTGTTTTGCTAAAGGTTTTGATAAATTATAATATTGTGTTACAGCCTCGTTTGTGTGATCTGCATCAATATGAATTATATCATAAGTTTGTTCTAATCTTGATAAAACAGGTAAAATTTCTTGTGCATTTCCTTGAATAAACAATATTCTATTATCAAAGACTTTATTTAGGTATGAAACTACTTTTGGAGAAAATCTAGTATCGTTGTCTATGCATGTAATTTTTAAGTTAGGATTTGCTAGTAATAAAATAAGAAGAGAATGACCTATATAAACACCTATTTCTAGTACGTTTTTAACATCATTATTTTTTGCGATATTAAATAGAGCTTCTTGTTTTTTTAGAGTTTCTCTTTGCCATTTATAGTCAATTCCATTGAACATATAACTACCCCAGCCTTTTTCCCATTTTCCATCTAAAACCTTATATATTTGTTCAAAATGGTTAAAATTGTCATATAATATTTTAGCTGTTTCTGATTCTGGATGATCTTTGACAGCGCTTAATAGGAGATTCTTTCCAAAATCCATATTTATTATTAAATAATAATCTTTAAACTTATTTAAAGATATACATACATATAGATGGCGACTTGGCGGAGTGGTTAACGCGGTTCCCTGCTAAGGAATTGCTCATTGAGCGCGTAGGTTCGAATCCTGCAGTCGTCGATATTATTTATAATAATTTATTATAAATAATATAAAATATGCAATCGTTAAGAAAATCTAAAGTTGCGTCTAAAAGAAAGTCCGTAAGAAAATCTAAAGTTGCGTCTAAAAGAAAGTCCGTAAGAAAATCGTTAAGAAAATATAAAGTTGCGTC